TCCGGGTCTGCGCATTCCGGGATTTCCGCCTCCGTATCCTCCTGAATTACTCATTGGTTGTCCTGTAGCTCTTGAATACCTACCAGCTGCACGTCTACCTGCAGGTGTGTATGGAAATTTCTTTCCTCCTATGTTTGGCATATTAGCCTCCTATTTATTAAAAGTTTTATATATAATTCTCTATGCATTGCTTCTCATTCTCTTTACACTCTCTTCAACAGTTGTAGTTCCAAATTCTATATCAGTCCTTTTCCCTATCTCGCTCATCATCCACATCTTAGTAGAAAACTTATTCTCTGAGGCCCTTTCGCCGCAACTTCTACAATAGAACCAGTTATCACTATTGTCAGATTTACAATGTATGCACTTACTCACTAGCTGTAAACAGACTACCATTTGCTAAAGTCTGTGCCTCTGTTTTAGTTAATATTGAATTATTAGGATAGGCTAACCCATTACCTAATGATATCATTGCTGTCAATTCTCCAGTGAGCATACTAAATTCACCTTTCACTATAATCAGATTACCATCTAGACTCACTCTGGGTGCCCCTAATTTACCTTTAAACGCACTTTCTTTCCAAGTAGGACGATAAGCCGTAGTAGAAGTAATCTCTCCATCATCATC